TAAACTCAAGAGACGAATTAAAAACAGAATATCATTCTTTAATTAATTTTTTAGGACTATAAATGGAATTCTTTATAAAACAAAATAGTAATTTACCCATTTTAAAAATGGATGTCGTAAGAGACGGAAGAACTGACTCTTGGAAAGACTTTTATTCTATTTTAGATAATGCAACTATTAGGTTTTCTATGAAAAGTGAAAATGACGGCATTCAAAAAATATTTATGAGACCCGCATACATTACAGAAAAAGAAAGAAGAAATCCTGATTCACCAAGAGAATATTATATTTACTATAAGTGGAGAGGAAAAGACACATCAAAAAAAGGCAGATTCATCGGAGAGTTCTTAATAGAACTAGCAAACGGAGAACTAATAGGACCAATTAGAGAAAATCTTTATATCAATATTATTTGACAAGAGTAGGTTTTACTCTTATATTTAGAACAAAGGTAAATGTTACCCATGTGTAACAGCTAATACACCAAACTCAAAAAATATATAATTATGGTTCCACAAGAAGAAATCGAACGTTTCCTACACGGAGAAGACGACGAAAAATATATCGTAGCACTCGAATACGATTACAGATCAGATAAAATTTTTAAAGTAATTCAAGACCCAATTAAAGGTAAACTTTTAAGAATGGATACGTTTATTCCATTTGCATGGGTTGGTGACTTACGAAGTAAAAATTTCTATAGAGGTAATAAAGACCTACAAAAAAAGGCAATGTCTGAAAACGGTATTATTATCGAAAAGTTAGAAGATCATGGTGATGAAAGATTAAAGACAGGATTAACATTTTTAGTTAAAACAACAAAATCATATTCTAATCTTGTAAACTTTTTTAAAGGTGGTGGACTTGATCCATGGGGTAGAGATAACGCAGACTACATTTCAATACTTTCACCCGTAGAACAATACCTAATTCAAAAAAGTAAAAGACTATTCAAAGGGTTTGATGAATACGATGAAATTCACAGGTTTGTATTCGATATCGAGACCACAGGTCTTGACCCAAATAAGAGTTCAATATTCTTAATTGGAATGAAAGACAATCGTGGTTTTATTAAATTATTATCTGCTCAAAATGAAGAGGAAGAAAAGAAAATGATTGTTGAATTTTTTGAAACAATTGATAAATTAAAACCCTCTCTTGTTGGTGGTTATAACTCGGCGTTCTTTGACTTTCCATTTATTTTAAAACGTGCAGAAATATTAAAATTAAATATTAAAAAAATTGCAAAGACTTTAAATCCTGATTATTCATTAAAACAAAAAGAAGGTATACTAAAGTTGGCAAACGAAATGGAACCATACACACAAACTCAAATGTGGGGTTACAATATTATAGATATTGCACATGCAGTTCGTAGAGCACAAGCAATTAATTCAGATATTAAGAGTTGGTCTTTGAAGTACATAACCAAATTTATTGAAGCAGAAAAAGAAAATCGTGTCTATGTTGAAGGTGATAAGATTGGAAAAATATACTTTGATAACGAGGACTATTGGATGAATAAAGAAAATGGAAACTATAAAAAAGTTGGGTTTGATTCTAAAATAGATGAAATATGTTCAAGAAGAACTGACGTGTATTTTAAAACAAATGGTTCAAAAATAATTGAAGACTATCTTGATGATGACCTTTATGAAACGATGATTGTTGACGAACAATTCAATCAAGCAAACTTCCTACTTTCTAAACTTGTACCAACAACATACGAAAGACTTTCAACTATGGGTACTGCAACATTATGGAAAATGATCATGTGTGCATGGTCATACAAACATAATTTAGCGATACCAAGAAAACTACCAAAAAGAAAATTTACAGGAGGACTTTCAAGATTATTACAAGTTGGTTATTCAAAGAATGTATTAAAACTTGACTACTCATCACTATACCCTTCTATTCAGTTGGTTCACGATGTGTTTCCTAAATGTGACGTAACAGGCGCGATGAAAAGTATGTTAAAGTACTTTCGTGATACTCGTATAAAATATAAAAACTTAGCAGGTGAATTTAAAAAAACGGATCCGAAACTTTCAGTCTCATACGACAGGAAACAATTACCAATCAAAATCTTTATCAATGCCTTCTTTGGATCATTATCTGCACCCCATGTCTTCCCTTGGGGTGATATGGACATGGGAGAACAGATTACGTGTACCGGTAGACAATATCTACGACAGATGATTATGTACTTTATGAGTAAAGGTTATGTTCCACTTGTGATGGATACGGATGGTGTTAACTTTGAAACACCTGATGATGTTGATACTCACTACTATGTTGGTAAAGGACTTAATGGTTTAGTTGAAAAGGATAAAGAGTATTGGGGTTCAGAGGCTGATGTTGCAGAATACAATGATTTGTTTTTAAGAAACGAAATGGGCCTTGATATTGATGGTGTTTGGCCTTCAACAATTAATGTGGCAAGAAAAAATTACGCGCTTTTAACAGATAAAGGTAAAGTAAAACTTACAGGTAATACCATTAAATCTAAAAAACTTCAAACTTATGTTGCAGAATTTTTGGACAAAGGTTTAAGAATGTTACTTGATGGTAAAGGTGGTGAATTTTTGGACTTCTACTATGAGTATGTAGAAAAACTATTTAACAGAGAAATACCTTTATCTAAAATTGCAAATAAGGCTAGAGTAAAACAATCAATAGAAGATTATAAAGTACATGTCACTAAAAAAACAAAGGCCGGCAATTCAATGTCCCGTCAGGCACATATGGAATTATTAATACGTGCAGGTATTAATCCAGGTTTAGGGGACACGGTTTATTATGTAAATAATGGTGTTAAAAAATCACACGGAGATGTGCAAAAGAAAACAAAAAAAATTAAAACAACAAAAGAGGAAGTTTTTCTTTATGAAACAAATAACGGTAAACCATTTCCTATTGAGTATGAAGATGACATTGTGTTAAATTGTTATCTAATTAACGAACAAGATATTGAAAAAAACCCTGACTTACTTGGTGAATATAATATTGCAAGATATATGGCGGCGTTTAACAAAAGAATTGAGCCATTACTTGTTGTTTTTAAACCTGAAATTAGAGATGAAATATTAATTGAAGATCCAAAAGACCGACCAATATTTACTAAAGCACAAACTGAATTAGATAGAGGAACACCTAAAAAAGAAAAAGACCAAGATAAATTAGATGAGGTTTTAACTTTATCGGACATGGAATTAGAATTTTGGCAATCAACAGGGATTGATCCTTATTATATGTATTTAGAAAATACTTTAGAATTGGTTGACCAAGAATATGTTGAAAAAAATAACAACTTGATGAAGACTAGAATTAAAAAAGTTAAAGTTGATGATGACGAAATATATGAATTTGATGAAGATGGTGATTTAATGTCGTTAGTTTTTGATTAAGACCCTTTTAAACCATCAGAAGATAATATGTACCAAGATCCGTTTACAAATTTAAATTCAACGCAAGACCCTTTACCTAACTCAACTTCATTAAATTCATCGTCTATTAATTTATCTGATTTAACTAAAGTATTAGTTAATGATTTTATTACGACATGATCACTTGATTCTTCATTTAATATAACTACACAATCCTCAACTCCTTTTGTAACTATAACATATTCACCATTTACTGTGTATGTTTGATTTGATACAACCGCAGAATCTGAAGTTTCTATAACGTTACCGTTAATAATTCTTTGTGATGAAATAGATCTAAAAACCGCCATAAAAAATTATATTACATTATATGGACTTGTAAATGGTCTATATTTTAGAGCTTTATTCATGTTTTCAGCCATTTGCCCTTTGATTTCCCATTGCTTTTCTGGTCTAAGTCTTTCTAATCTTGTTTTTAATTCTTCCCACAAAATAGTTTTTTCATCTTTTGCTTCTGTGTTTAAACTTTGCCATTCTAATGTTACTTCACTGTCTGGTGTTTTTAAATTACCACTATATTTACCCCTTACTTTTGCTAATGTTTCTTTACAATATGCAGTAAACCACCTTCTAACCCATGTTTGTGCCGGTGAATTTAATTCATCCCATCTTATTTCATCAATAGGAACATCTGAAGGTAACTTAACAATATCGGGATTTTTTTTCAAACAATCCTCTCTATCATTTGTTTCGTAATACCAATACCAAACTTTATATTTTTGGTAATTTATATTTCCAAAATCAAACTTACCCCCAGGTACGTTCATTAAATGAATTGCTTTTTTACCATCAGGTAATGCGGTAACCCTATACGTTAACTCACCCGAAATAATTCTTCTTTTCATGCTGATATCTTGCATTCTCAAAAGAATATCAAACGCTGGTGTTATAAAATAATTTCCTGTTGTCCCCATTTGAGAAAAACCTGCTCCACCACCTAAACCTATACCACCAAATCCACCAAATCCACCCATAAACGGATCAAAATATGCAGCATCCAATTCAGATCTTGTAAACCAAAGTAATTCATTTAATTCTCTTCCTGCCGGTATTTCATATATTTGTTGGTTTGGAATTAAATCTATATAATCTTTTTTCAAAACATAATCTCCTCCCGCTTGTAATCCAACAATTTTTGAATACGAATATGTGTATTGTGTTTCCCAATCTAAACTTCTCGTAGTAAATGCTCTTGTAACTGATTGCTCATCTAAATTTAAACCATAAAGTGAAGACCATTGTGATTCAATCAACCAATCGTTTACATGTTGAGCGTAATCCTGTATTGAAAGTTCCAACAGGGAATCCATCATTTCGTCTTCCAATTCAACAGAACGTAACGGTGCACCTAAAAGATTTCTAATTCTTTTATATAATTTACTTCTTTCTGGTTCGGTGATAATTGCAGTATTCATAAGATATATTTTTATATAAATATCTTATTACTTAACTTTGTTTCTTTTAATTTGTGTGGTGTATTGGTCATTAACAAACCCCCAATTAATGACTCCCCAAAAGTTTTTTGTGTATTTATCTCTTTGATTTTTATATTTCAAATAATACGCATGTTCCCATACGTCTAAACCTAATAGGGGATAACCCTGTATTTTTTCAGTATTCATTAAAGGATTATCTTGATTTGCGGTTGTTACTATTTTTAACATATTATTTTTTGTTAAAATTAACCACACCCAACCAGACCCAAATCTTGATTTTGCCTCTTCTTCAAATTTTTCTTTAAATTTTTCGTAAGATCCAAAAGTGTTTTCTATTTTTGTTTTTATTGGATCTGTTATTTCTTGTTTTTTTGGTGATAACATTTTCCAAAAAAGTGCGTGATTAAATGCTCCACCACCATTGTTTTTTATAACCGTATTATACTTACTTATTTTTTTAATTATCTGTTCAATATCTAAATCAGGGTCTTTAACTTTTTCTAATTCCACATTTAATTTTTCAACATATCCTTTGTAATGTTTATTATAGTGGGTTTTCATTGTTTCAGAATCAATGAAAGTTTCTAAATCGTTAAAGTCATATTGTAATTTTTCTATGGATATTTTTTTTATCTCTGAAATAATATTTTTTTGTGAAACTAAATCCTCATTTAATTTTAATTCTACCTCTTCAATTTTTTTTAAAAATGGTTTATATATTTTTTTTTCATTTTCTTTGTTTTTAGCAAAATATTTCAAAATTTCACCCGACTTAGCGTTAGCCTCATTTTCATTTTTTCCACCAATACTCTTACCTCTATCTCTATTAAGTGTGTTTCTTTGGTATTCGTGAATCCATTCATGACCTAAAGTTCTCAACACATCACTAATAATTCTATCCTTAACAAAAATTTTTAATCTACCTTTATTTGTTCTACTCCCTGTGGTCATAGTTCCCGTTCTTTTTTCTAAAAAATCAATAGTTATTTGATTATCTAATGGATATTTTTTTTGTAGTTTTTTTATAAAACTGTCAATTATTTCTTTATTAATTTTATTTGTATTTTTTGGATAATTAATTATATTACTCATGTATTATAAATATCACCTCTTATGAGAAATTAAATTTAACATTTCTTCAATTGCAGATGCGTCTTCCATAATATCATCACCCATTACTGTTGATATGATTTTTTTCTTCCTATTTAGAATATCATAGATGACACCCTCTATTGTGTTTTCAAATAATGGATAATAAACGGATGTTGAGTTTTTTTGGCCAATTCTATGGGATCTATCTTCTGCTTGTGCGTGTTCGGCAGGAACAAATGATAAGTCGTTCATAATAACGGCTTCCGCGGCCGTTAAAGTTATACCAACGCCAGCGGCCTTCAAGTTCCCAACAAATACTTTTATTTTATCGTTTGTTTGAAAATCATCAACAGCCTTTTGACGATGAGGTTTTGAACATGACCCATCTAAATAAACTGCTTGTTTTCCAAAATGTTCATATATGGTTTTTAAAGTATCTGTGAAGTTTGTAAATATGATTACTTTTTTTCCTTGCTCAATAATATTTTCCGCTAACTCAATTGTGTTTTTAACTTTTTCTTCTGCAATTACTTTTCTAACTTTCATTAATTTACCAAACTGAATAGTAAGTGATGAAGATTCTTCTGAGTTATTATCATACCAATTAAAATATTCACCCATAAGTTCTTCATAGTCCTTTGACTTTAATCTCAAATATACAGGAGTAATAATTTTATCAGGAAGGTCTAAGACATCTTCTTTCAATCTTCTTAAAATATGACTTTGTGTTCTTTCTCTTAATTCATCTAAATTAGATGCTCCTGTAACATTCCACACTTTTCTTTTACCAACACTAAATTGAAATCCGTTACAGTATCTTTTTGCGTATGCCATCCAATTTGCGGCAACAGGACTTTCAACTAAACTTAAAAGATTATAATAATTCATTGGTCTTGAGGTCATTGGTGTTCCTGTTAGTAACCAAACCCTTTCAACTTTACCACAAAGATCATTTACAATTTTTGTTCTTTGTGCTTGTGGATTAGAAATCATATGAGCTTCGTCCATAATAACTAAATCAAAATTAGTATTTAAAATTATTGACTCATCTTTCTTTTTAGGGTCGTGGAAATTTTTTAATATGTCATAATTAATTATGACAAAATCAGATTCAGTTGAAAATTTTTTACCTTCTGCAATATATACGGATCTATCTGAATAATTTTCAATTTCACGTTGCCAATTAATTTTTAAAGACGCGGGACAAACAATTAATATTTTTTTTGCACCTGTTTCGAGTGCCGAAATAATTGTTGATGTTGTTTTACCAAGACCCATGTCGTCAGCCAAAATAAACTTTTTATTTCTAACTAGCTTTTCAATTGCCTCTTTTTGGTGATCCATCGGAGCTCTGTGGTTATATTTAGAATATCCAATGACAACATTCTTTACCTCATTATCTTTAATAAGTGCCGATTTTGGAACCCAAAAGTCATGTAAAGTGTCTCCACTAAATATTTTACCCCAAATGTGGTATGACTTATCTTTTTCTACAAGTAACTTTTCAACATATATTTCTGATGGTTCTTTTGTGTACATTTTATCTTCCATCATTTTTTTTCCAAAATAAGAATCTAATTTGACCCATTTTTTGGCAACCTTTGGTGTTCGTCCGTGAAAGTTAATTATGTATTCTGCTTGTGATCTTGTTGGTGTAAACGACTTACTATTTTGTTTTTTGTGTTTTAAATTTAAGATATAGTTATTTGACCCTTCATAATCGTCTAATAATTGAACGGCTCTTGTTTCAGGAGTTTTTGAAATTAATTCTTCCATTATATTATAAATAAAAATAGTAAATTTAATTTAAAAAACAACTTTTATTGGTATTGTAATATTTATTTATAAAATAAATTAAAAAAAATATATTATGAAAAAAATAATAAGACTTAACGAAAGAGAACTTTCTAGACTTGTTAGAAGAGCGATACGTGAACAAGAAGAAAAAGATATGGATGATGAGGATATGGATGATGAGGATATGGATGATGAGGATATGGATGATGAGGATATGGATGATGAGGATATGGATGATGATAAAGACAATGATGAAAAAATAGAAAACGCCAAAGATTCTTGTAATGAATTAATTGAAATGCTTGAAAATGTATTAGAAGATTTAAAAGATATCTGTGACTCAGATGATATTCTTGAATTATTACCAACAAAAGTAGCATCAATTGAAGAACTTTCAGAATCGTTAAATGATTTTATAGACGGAGTTGAATCAAACTCTATTGGATTATAGTAATTTAAAATTTTTAAAATAACATAAAGCCCTACTATTGTGGGGTTTTTTGTGCTTAATGATATTTATTAATATGTCACAAAATAAAGTTCCAATTACAAGATTAAATAAGTTTTTTTCTGAAGAAGATTTTAATTTAGAGATTGAAATGGGTATGGAATGGCAGATGGGTGATATGAATTTTACCGTTGTTTTATATCGTGTTGACAGACAAAGGACAAACAATGATGATGTTTATGGTGAGGCGTTAAGCGATGGAATACAATTTTTAGCACCAATAGAGGTTAAAGGTTTAGTGAAAATAGATGCACCAACTAACTCAGATTATGGTTCTTCTAAGCTTTCACAGTTGGAGCCAGGAAATATGACATTTAGTGTTTATCAATCTCACTTAGATCAACTGGCAATTGAGATATCTTTGGGAGATTATTTAGCGTATTATGAAACAGAAGATAGGGTTAGATATTATTCAGTGGTAAATGATGGTAGAGTTACTTCAGATATGAAACATACTTATGGTGGTTATAAAAAATATTATAGAACTATTATTGCTGCACCTGTAACAAATGATGAATTTAACGGAATATAAAAATGGCATTACCAAAACAAAATAAAAAATATCTTCCTTTAGTCCCAAACAAAGTAGGAAAGGAAAGAAGGCAACAAATGTTAGATGACATAACCGATGGAGGGACTTATCTTCCAAAGGGGGTGTTACATGCCGATATGGATAGAGGAGTTTTAGATTTTGTTAAAAATGATTTAAAATTAGTTGTTGACGGTAAAACTGTTCCTACTGTAGATAAAATTATCACAACACAAAGTTGGACTCAATTTACGGAAACTTGGAAATTTCAAGATTTAGACAAAAATGTTTCACTACCTTTTATTATTACTGTAAGACAACCTGAAGTTAAATATGGTAAGATTAATAACGGGGCATTTAATATACCAGAAAGATTAAGATTTTTTTATTATACAGTTCCTACTTGGGACGGACAAAGAAAAGGAGCAGATGTATATAAAATACCCCAACCTGTCCCTGTTGATATAACTTACACAATTAAGATTTTTTGTAATAGAATGAGAGAGGTAAATGAGTTCAATAAAATTATGATGCAAAAGTTTACCTCAAAACAGGCATATACACAAATAAAAGGTCATTATATGCATATGACATTAGAAGACCCAACAGATGAATCAGCCAAAGAAATTGAAAAAAGAAAATACTACATTCAAAGTTATAAAATAACATTGAAGGGTATGTTGATAGACGAAGAAGAATTTCAAGTATCTCCAGCAATAACAAGACAAGTAACTTTATTTGAGTTTGAAACTAAAAAAAGAGGGAGAAAGGTCAAAATAGAACCATCAAGACCCGATAGTTTTGATGTAAATTTATTATTTGTTACCGGCATTACCCAGCTGAGTGAAGTTTTTAGGTATACTGTAGATTTAATTATAACAACAACTGAAAATGTAAATTCATATTCAGTTTACATAAACAATAATTATTTAGGTGATGATTTACCCGTGATTCAAATTACTGATGGAGACACATTAAAGGTAATTGTTACAAAAACAGATAACACTAAAGAATCAATAATTAAAACTAATTCAGTTTTAGTTTAATTATTCTCCGTAAATATCTTTTTCTTTAGTACAAGTTTTGACTATTAAATTTTCTAAAAATTTATAAAGCTTCAATCCGTTTTCTTCACAGTACTTTTTTAATAACAAATGTGTTTCTTCAGAAATCTTTATATTTTTAATTTTTTTCATATTAATAAATATTTTAATAGGTAGAAAAAAGGTAGAATTTTTTCATACTACTATCTATTTATTATTTTTTAGGTCTGTTTTTTGCTTAGAATTAATGTATTTATATATAAAAATAAATCTTTAATTAAACTAAAAAAATGGCATCTACTACAAAAGTATTCGTTTCTCCAGGTGTTTATACCTCAGAAAGAGACTTAACTTTCGTTGCACAGAGTGTTGGTGTAACAACATTAGGTTTAGTTGGTGAAACTTTACAGGGTCCAGCATTTGAACCCATATTTATTACTAACTTTGACGAGTATCAAGTTTATTTCGGTGGCACAAGCCCTGAGAAATTTGTAAACACACAAATCCCTAAATATGAAACTTCGTATATTGCAAAATCATATTTACAACAATCAAATCAATTATTTGTAACAAGAATATTAGGTCTTTCAGGTTATGACGCTGGACCGTCTTGGTCAATTGTTACTATTGGAAATGTTGATAGTTCAACTATTGGTGTATCAGGTTCATCACCAACACCTGTTGGTTATGTATATTTTACAGGAACAACAGGAGCTAGTACAAATATTACAATATTACCTTCACTACCATCATTAATATCTTCCGATTTTTATAATCAATATACAACAGCAAATGGAGGTAGTTCAAGTCTTTATTTAGATTTCCAAAATTATATTTCAGCACAAGTTGGTTTATTTTCAATCGCATCACCATTGTCCGGTAAAACCTCTTATTTTTGGGGATCTGTTGATAATGCTACTTATAATGCAGTTACAGGTGCTCCTTTCAACACAACTGCGGTTACTGAAACATTCGGTGTTGATGATGTTATTTTTGCAAATAACAATTTAAGTTCTTATTTAAATGATCCTTGGTACTACGCATTATTTGATTATTCTAAATCATCAAGTATCGGTAGTTATAATGGTTATGGTTTTGGAGCTTCATTAAATTCAATTTCAACAGTAACTTCAGGATATTCGGGGTCTGTGGCAATATATGGAACCGTATATTCAGGAACACCATATAGTGGATATGATGATTTAGTTGTTGCAACTTTAAGATCTAGAGGTGTTACAAATTACTCTAGTACACAACACGGTCCTGATTTTGAGGTTAGTGCAACAACAGGAGTTAATATTATCACAACAGGAGCATACTCAGGAGTTGCTCTTAATCCATTTGAAACTTTTGTAATTTCTGGTATTACTAGTGATGCTGAAACGTTTACCTTTGAAACCTCACTTTCAACAACAGATTCACAATACATTTCTAAAGTATTTGGTAGAAGTAATTTTGGAAAAGATAGAAATGAAGTTCCTTTATTTGTTGAAGAAGTTTATTCAAGTCTATTATTAAATGGTTATAGAAACGGAAAAATTAGAGGTATCTATGGTTCATTAATCGCATTACCTGGTGTTACTGATGATTCTAATATTCAAGACTATAGTGATTCAATAGCGTTCTATTTAGAACAATACCAAACACCTGAAACTCCTTATGTTGTTTCTGAACTTAGAGGTAACAAAGTTTACAAATTATTTAAGTTCAAATTAATTTCTGACGGTAATGCCGCAAATAGATTAGTTAAAATGTCTATTGGAAACATTTCTTTCTCAAATAGAACATTTGATGTATTCATTAGAGATTTCTATGATAATGATCAAAATGTAAGAGTTGTTGAAAGTTTTACGAATTGTTCAATGGACCCAAGTCAAAATAACTACGTGGCGAATAAAATTGGTACATCTAACGGTGAGTATGAAGTTAAATCTAAATACATAATGTTAGAGATGAGTGATGAGGCACCAACAGACGCAGTTGCTTGTGGTTTTGAAGGTTATATTTCTAGAGAATACGCTCAATCAACACCTCCATTTGTAATTTATAAAACAAAATATTTACAAGCAGGTGAAGTTATTTACAACCCACCTTTCGGATCTTCATCAGGTGGTGATAATCCAGTTATCTCAAATGGAGAAAACCCAAGAAAGGCTTACTTAGGTATTTCAAATATCACAGGTATTGACTACGATTTCTTTGAATACAAAGGTAAACAAATCCCTGCTAACTTAGCAACTGATACAGAAGGTATTGATTGGGGTTATATAACTAAAGGTTTCCATATGGATAGTGGAGCGACGGTAGTTACAATATACAATCCAGCAACCTCAGCATACACACAAGCATTTGAAGTGGGTGCTGGTTCATTTAATAGTGAACCTGAAGATTCAGATAATCCATATTTTAGATTGAATACTCGTAAATTTACAGTATTGGCTTATGGTGGTTTTGATGGATGGGACATTTATAGAGAATATAGAACAAATGGTGACACATTCGCATTAGGTCAATCAGGATTTAAATACGGAGCGGCATCTTCAGTAACTTTCCCAACCGCATCAGGATGGGGAGCATTCAAACAAATTTCAGGACCTAACCAAGAGACTTGGGCAAATACTGACTATTATGCATACAAATGGGGTCAAGCAACTTTTGCAAATCCTGAATCAGTTAACATTAACGTATTTGTAACGCCAG